GGGATGTGGGTCTACAAAGTTGACTCTTGGGAAGTACCAAATGACTGGCACAAAATAATATCTTTAGTGCCGGAGAGTTGGGTACCTTTTCCATTTTGCCTGTTTGTCCAAGCACACACGCTATGGCGACGGTATTTTGGAAAGACCTGGAATGTGATTTTGAGCGTTGATGACAGTGGAGCGAAAGTCTCAGTTGGAAAATCCGGTGAATTTACATGCGCCACCGTTACTGAAGAATTGTTCCATGCCTTATCGCGCAGATTTCAATCAGCAAAGCACCCCGAAATTGGGGATATTTCGCGGTCTCTCAACACCGCCAAGTACAACACCGCTGAAAATCCAGGAATGGCACCCATTCTCTACGAGTTCTACAACTCGGAAGAAGGCAGCAATCGAAAACCTGCCATGAGAGCTGCACATGCCCGTATGTTGTTCTCAAAGCAAGATGTCAACTATTCCATCCCAGGAAAAGACAATGACCCAGTGGAAAAAGACTGTTTGGAAGCAATCTTGCCAAGCCTAGTGAAAAAGGAGGCCACTTCCGTTGCCCCTAAGTTCGGAATCAATTCTGACCGAGCTTGCTTGGTAGGACGAGTACAATCAGCCAGAAACAATGTGGTTCCACCAACCACCTTTAACAAGTTGGCGCAGGAATTTGTCAACTATGTTATCCCGGAACCCGGAAAAGCAGAACCGTACAGCATAGAAGAGATCGTTGCTGTTCAAAATCGGCCAACTCAGCGCGCTAGATCGCAGCGAGAGAGCCATATGTGTGAAATTTGGGACAAGAACAACGTGTCCTCGTTCCAGAAATCGGAACCGTATCCATCTATCAACTTTCCCCGCAACATTAGCCCCCAAGCCACTCATCATACCCTCCATTACTCAGGGTTCCAATATGGTTTGAAGGAGACATATTTGTCAAAGTTGCCATGGTTCGACCCAGGCAGCACTCCATCAGAGCTGGAGGCTAAGATTGCATACACTTGCGAAAACGAAAGCGAGGTAGTCGAGGGAGATTTTAGTAGCATGGATGGTACAATTTCACAGTGGCTCATGGAATACATCGAAAGACCGATTTTGCTACGAGCTTTCCCTGTTGAATATCATGAACAACTTGCACAGATATTCAGAAACGAAAGCAAACTGACCGGTACCACTAAATATGGAGTTCGCTATGCCCAAGAGCACACGCGAATGTCCGGGAGTCCTGCAACAACCAACGGAAATACCCTTATCAACGCATTTATCGCTTTCTGCGCACTGAAAATGTCCACGGAAGACTGGAAGCCAAAGCTAGAGAAATGTCGTTTTTATGGGGATGACAGTTTGTTGTCAGGCGTTGTGGCATCAACGCTTGAAGACGTGACTAAGAAATTGGGGATGATTTTCAAAAGCAATGTCGTGAAGGCCCCCAACAACATCAGTTACTTGTCAAGAATTTTTCAATCACCTTGGTGCGGCGAGATGCCAAATTCTATCGCCGACCCCATCAGGACAATAACGAAATTGCACCTAGCGGCCATCAACAAAACCGTTCCCTTGGAAGCAAAACAACTGAATCGAGTATCCGGCTATTTGGTTACTGACTCAAAAACCCCTCTTGTCGGCGAATATTGCCGAGCAGTCAAGAGGGTTGTTGGAGCTCGGGACATCACCAAATACGCGGATCTTTTATCCAAGGATGTGAACTGGTTTGCCCAATATTCCGATTCATGGAAACAAGACAGTATGGAATGGGCATATGATGTTGTCGCTGATGCTTTTGGAACAACAGCAGCATCGTTATTGGCGGTGGAGGCCCAACTGCGGCAAGCAACCACTCTATTCGACTTCCCACGTGAAATTTACACAAGAGAAAGGCCTCAGAAACTGACAGCCTACATTGGTGGAGAATTGTCTAGGGTGGGGGACCAAGACTTGACTTTATGTGACGACTCAATCTTCATGACAAAAACCCGGACTGACAAAAATGGCAGCTGCGATAAGGGCGGTGATGGAAGCACTAAACCTGATACCAAAAACCACCCTAAGGGACGTTTCCCAAAACGCGGAGCTATGGAAGGGGATGTTTGCGGACCCGGAAACGATGGACGTTCTGAACGTCTTTCCGCTCCTGGAGGAACAGCCGCAATTGGCACAGAAGCTAGTTCTGAGGCTGAAGGGACCACCCAACAGCAGGACGTCAGCTCTAGTGTACTACGGCAACACCAGGTTAGCGACGCTAACTGCCCAACGGCAGATGCGCATCGACCTGACGCAAAACCCCATGGACCTACAACGTCTGCTGCTGGTGATAAAACCAGCGGGCTACTTCGAGGACGACATCCTCACGATGAAAATCGAACAAGTAGCGGAAAACAAGACGGACCCCCCTCCAACGCCAACACCAATGGAGGAGGACGAAACGGACACGGACGACGACGAGCCCGCTATCCAGGTGGAGGTAACAAGCCTCCACAGTGATAGCGAGTAAGGGAAATCCGGATTAATGGAG